AGATGCATATCGTTTTGTAGAAGAATTTGAGCAGACTTATGAGTAATAAAGTATTTGATGCACTTGATAAAACTTTTCAGACTAGCAAGACAGAAACAGAACAAGTTCTTCCAGCTATTCCGCAAAGTCATGAAGACAAACTTGAGGGTGACTTTGAAGAAGCAAGAATGGCTCTTAAGAGGGCTATGGCTTATAATGAAGAAGCGGTCCAAGGCATTCTCTCTATTGCACAAAATAGTGACAATCCAAGGGCTTATGAGGTTGCTGGTCAGTTGATTAAGTCTATGGCAGAAGGTGCTAAAGACATAATGGACGTACAAGAAAAGAAGCAAAAGATTGACAAGAATGACGGTAAACATGGACAGAACAATGTTACCAATAACAATCTTTTTGTTGGTAGTACATCTGAACTTTTGAAAATGATTAATAAAGAACAGCAAAAGACAATTGATAATGGCTCAGATTGAAACTTCATATCATGGTAATCCTAATCTAAAACCAGTTGGATACTCACACGAATTTACGCCAGAGCAGATACAAGAATATCTGAAGTGTAAAGATGACCCAATTTACTTTATTGAGAATTACTGTAAGATTGTAACTCTTGATAAAGGTCTACAACCTTTCAAACTCTACGACTGTCAGAAAGAAAAAGTAGATTTTATCATGGGGAATCGCAAGACGATTCTCATGGAAGGTAGACAACAAGGTAAAACAATCACTGCTGCCGCTTGTATTCTACACTACACAATCTTTCAAGATAGCAAAACTGTTGCTATTATGGCTAACAAGACAGCCGCAGCCAGAGAAGTATTGTCTCGTTATCAAATCATGTATGAGAATCTCCCTATCTGGATGCAACAGGGTGTTAAGACTTGGAACAAAGGTAACGTAGATTTAGAGAACGGCTCAGTTATTTTTACAGCCGCAACAACTGCATCTGGTATTCGTGGTAAGTCTGTAAACTGGTTGTACATTGACGAAGCGGCAATTATTCCAAACAATGTAGCAGAAGAATTCTTTACTTCAGTATATCCTACAATTTCTGCTGGTGAAACAACAAAGATTTTGTTGACTTCTACTCCACTTGGATACAATCACTTCTGGAAATTCTGGAATGAATCCGAGAAAGGAAAGAACGGATTCAAGAATATGTTTATTCATTACTCTAGAATTCCTGGTCGTGATGAAAAGTGGGCAGAAGAACAATTAGGACTTCTTGGCGAACTGAAGTTCAACCAGGAAGTTTTATGTGAATTCTTGGGGTCATCTAATACTCTTATTAGTGGTAAAGCACTGGGCATGATGTCTTCTGTTGAGCCAATCTATGTGAAGGATGGACTAGAGATTTATGAAGAACCACAAGAGAATAAATATTACGTTGTAGTAGTAGATACATCAAGAGGTATAGGTGGTGACTATAGTGCTTTTACACTTATAGACATAACAGAAATGCCATTTAAACTAGTAGGTAAGTATAAGAATAATAAGATATCACCTTTACTTTATCCTGATATTATAGGTAAAGTAGCAAAAGATTTTAATAATGCATATGTTCTAGTAGAGACAAATGATATTGGACAGCAAGTGGTGGATATTCTTCAACAGGAACTAGAATATGAAAATATTTTTAGTACTGTACAAGAGAATAATAAACAATATGTTTCTCCTGGTTTTGGTAAGAAAACTAATTTTGGTGTAAGAACATCTAAGGCTGTAAAAAGACAAGGATGTTTTGCACTTAAAGCATTGATAGAAGAACAGAAACTTCTGCTATTTGATGCAGATTGTATATCAGAACTATCAACATTCATTGAAAAGAATGGTACGTTTGTTGCAGACGAAGGATACAATGATGACTTGGCAATGTGTCTTGTCTTGTTCTCTTGGTTAACAACTAATACATTTTTTAAAGATTTAACCAATGTTGATATGAGAGACAATTTATATAATGCACAAATGAGAGCAATTGAAACCGATTTAACGCCATTTGGTATTATTGATGATGGAACAAAAGAAGAAGTTTTTGTTGAAGCTGGTGACGTTTGGATGTGGGCTGAAGAGAGAAAATCGGATTATTATAAATAATTTATAGGAAACACTTACATAATAACCGTAATTTAACATCGAGGAGAATACCATGGCTTTTCAGCTATCACCAGGCGTTCTAGTAAGAGAACAAGACCTCACTAATGTGGTCCCCGCCGTTGCTACTACAATTGGTGGCATTGTTGGCGATTTCAACTGGGGTCCTGCTCACCAAATTGTAAACATTGATTCTGAAAATAATCTTGTTTCTGTTTTTGGTAAGCCTTCAACTTCAGTATTTTTAGATTTCATGACAGCATCTTCATACTTAGCATATGGTTCAAATAACCTTGTTGTTAGAGAAGTTGGTTCAGCGGCAACAAATGCTGTATCAGAAGGCACTGCTGTTGCAATTGCAAACAGAGATGCTTATGACGAATCTTATGCAAATGGAGAAGGTTCAGTTGGTCCTTGGGCAGCAAAATATCCAGGCTCACTAGGCAACTCTCTCAAGGTTTCAATGGCAGACCTTGGTACATTCACAAACACCTCAGTTGCAGGCTTTACAGTAACTAATGGTGGTTCAGGCTATTCAAGCGAACCAGTTGTAACTGTTGCTGACCCAGACACTGGTGTACTAGTTGCAAGGGGTCTTGCTACAGTTGTTGGTGGAGTAATCACCAGCATTGCTGTTGCTTATCCTGGCTATGGATACAATACTGCACCAACTGTAACAATCACAGATACTTCTGGTACAGGTGCAACCGCAACTACTACACTGTCAACTGCTTGGGAATATGCAAGTCAATTTGATTCAACCCCAGGAACAACAGCATGGGCTGAGGATGCAGGCTCTGCACTCGATGAACTTCACATTGTTGTTGTTGACGAAGACGGTGCATTTACTGGTATTGCCGGTACTGTATTAGAAAAATTTGCTGGTGTATCAAAAGCATCTGATGCTAAAGACGATGTTAACCAGTCAAATTATTACAAAAATGTTATCAATTCTCGTTCCAGATACGTTTGGTCTATGGACCACCCAACAGGTAAGACTAGCTGGGGTGAAACAGCAACTTCAACTTCACAGTTTGAACTTCTTAACATCTATGATGATGTAAGCATTTCACTTGTCGATGGTGTTGATGACAGCCCAGGTACTTCTGAGATTCAATCTGGTTACTCACTGTTTTCAAATGACGAACTCATTGATGTATCACTAATCATGACCTCAGCACATGCTCCTGCAATTACCAAGTGGGTAATTGATAATGTTGCAGATGTTAGAAAAGACTGTCTAGTATTTGCTTCACCACGCAGAGCATCTGTTGTACATAATGAAGGTAGCGAAGTCTCTGATATCAAAACAGACTTGGAAGAATTAACAAGAAGTTCTTACGCTGTAATGGATAGCGGATGGAAGTATCAATATGATAGATACAATGACCGCTATGTCTATGTTCCTCTCAATGGTGACATTGCTGGTACATGTGTTGTTGCAGACGTAAATAACGACCCTTGGTTCTCACCTGCTGGTTATAACAGAGGTACAATCAAGAATGCTGTTAAACTTGCTTTCTCACCTAAGAAGTCTGAGAGAGATGAACTTTACAAATCTGGTATTAACCCAGTAGTTGGTTTCCCAGGTAATGGAATTGTTCTGTTTGGAGACAAGACACTTCTTGCCAAGCCATCAGCATTTAACCGTATCAATGTTCGTAGACTGTTCATTGTTCTTGAAAAGGCAATTGCAACAGCCGCTAAGTATCAGTTGTTTGAATTCAACGATGCATTTACAAGAGCGCAATTCCGTTCATTGGTAGAACCATTCTTGCGTGATGTGCAAGGTCGCCGCGGTATCTATGACTTCCGAGTTGTGTGTGATGAAACAAACAACACCGCAGAAGTCATAGATGGAAACGAATTCAGAGCAGATATCTTTGTCAAGCCAGCTAAGTCAATTAACTTTATTACACTGACTTTTGTT